TGTCTAAGCAGATTGCCAAAGCTAGATATTATAAAAACCTAGTTGACTACAATGAGGCTCTTGGTGATAGAAGATTTCTGTTTGACCAACTCCCGGCAAACGCTCAACTAGGAGAGTATTCTCGGATAGGCGCTGAGTCATCTAACCCACTGGCAGAAATAACTGAAAGCGCCAAGCGTAGGTTTGGGCCACTCGCTGGCAAGTATGTGCGTAATGATTACAAAGAAGCACTTGAGAACGGGTCACAGATTTTTGATTTATCAAAAGGCAGTCTTCCGCTGTATTCAACCTTTCTGGGGTTGAAGGGCTTGTCTCAGATTGCTAAGACTGTATACAGCCCAATAACACAAATAAGAAACGCAACGACTGCAGGATTTTTTGCGCTGGGTAATGGGAACATAGGCAACTCAAAATCCCTAGCAAACTCTTTCTCAACCGTGTTCAGCAATCTAAACCAAAGACTTACTGGCCCAGGTAAGTCTGGTGCAACGCTTGCTGACAGGCAGAAGTATTACAACGAACTTGTAGACCTTGGTGTAATTAATACAAACGCCAACATTGGCGAAATTAATTCTTTGATAGACGATGCTGTTGAAACGACACAGTACATGCCCGGTCTTGCTAGGAAAGCTTTCAAAAAAGCTCAAGGACTGCAAAACGGTTTCGCAGCCAAACTCTACCAAGCGTCTGATGATGTATGGAAAACATACAGCTATGAAATGGAGTTGGGCCGACTGCAAAAGGCTTTCACTAAAGACCCAAATACAGTCATCAACGTGTCTGATCCTAGAAACTTCACTGAGTTTGGTGCGGTTGTTGGAAGAGGAGATTTAACTGAGGAGCAGTTTGAAACCCTATTGAAGCGTGAGGCTGCTGAGATCGTAAAAGATACAGTGCCAAACTATGCGCGAGTGCCAGAGTACATCAAGCGACTAAGACAAATGCCATTTGGTAACTTTGTTGCGTTCCCTGCGGAAATGATTAGAACAGGCGGCAACATCCTTGGCCGCAGTATCAAAGAACTTGCAAGCGATTCACCTGAGATTAGGGCGATTGGCATGAAGCGATTGCTGGGATTCACCTCAGTCAACGTAGCCATACCTCAGTCATTGGCCATTGCAGGCACACAACTTACTGGCGCAAGCGAAGAACAGGTGCAGGCGTACAAGCGATCAATGGCTGCTGATTGGGATCGTAACTCTACGTTGATACCGATAGCCACAGACAAAGATGGCAACATCACTGACCTTTACAACTTCTCGTACACCAATCCTTACGATTATCTGAAGCGCCCGTTTAGTGCTGTGTACAACGCTGTAAACAACGGCATCACAAAAGAAGAAGAACTAAGCACCATAGCTTTCAACGCAATGTATGACAGTAGCGCTGAATTTTTTTCACCATTCATGAGTGAGTCAATCGTCACTGAAAAGATTGCCGACATGGCTAGAAACAAGACAAGTTTTGGAAGACCTATTTGGAGAGAAAGAGATCCCCTTGGAACTAAATTTGCCAAAGGTTTTGCTCACTTATCAGACGGCATCATGCCAGGCATATCACCAGTTGATTTTGAAGCGGATGTTGGCTCTCCTGTTTTTGGATTGAATCTTCGATTAAGAGATTTTCCTAGAGCCGTTGCAACTGTGCTTCCCACAGACGCTAGGCTTGGTGTTACAAAACAAGGTTTTGCCATAGATCCAGCGCAAGAATTCACAGAGGCTTTGACGGGCGTTAAGAGTCTAAAGCCGAGAATTGACAGAGTTCTTTATTACAGAGCACTTGAAGCTGGGCGAGGTGTGAGAGATGCAGGTGGAATTTTTACATCTCTTGCAAAGCAGAGAGGGTCTGTGGATGCGGAGAAACTGACAAAGGCTTTCATCACAGCCAATGAACAACGATTCAAAGCATTGCGTGATCTCAACATGGCCATTGAAGACGCTAAAACTCTTGGCCTTTCTACTGCTGAAATTGTAAAGCCATTGAGGGATGCAAAGACACCAAACTTAAACTTCCTCATGGCAGGCAGGTTCAATGCATTCTTTCCTAGCGCGGAGACTATATCGATCGCTCTACAAGGCAACGAAGACAAGCTTGCAAACCCAATAGACTTTGACGCACTGGGACAAGCTTTCAGTGAGTTCCAAGGTAGTCGATTTAGACCACAGGCTGCAGCCGAAGCACAGGCCGCACAAGCGCCTGTTGCTCCAACCCCTACACAACCACAGCCTGCGCCTTCAATCGCTCCTACACAGCCTAGCACGCCGCCTATGTCATTATTTGATCGTGGCGTTGATGCGTTAAGACAGATAGAGTTGAACAAACTCCTAGGCATTGATTAGTGTGGTTCCAAAAAGAAAACGAACAAAGTCTAAGTACTTTGCAAAGCGTGTTGAATACGATGGCATCGTGTTCGACTCTAAGCTTGAAGCGGCCAGGTACAAGATACTCAAGCAGCTAGAGCAAGCCGGCGAACTGACTGATCTTGAAGTGCAGGTGGACTTTCCCTGCGTGATCACCGTCAACGGCGAGGATCAGAAGATCTGCTCGTACATAGCAGACTTCCGATACAAGCGCGATGGTGAAGTGGTAGTTGAAGACACCAAAGGCGTGATCACTCAGGTGTTCAGGCTCAAGAAGAAACTGGTCGAAGCCCTGTACCCCGGCACCAAAATACTGATCGTCAAAGATCCGCGGAGTTGGGACTAGAACGGCACCCGACGTTCATCCATGTTGTCGATCTGACTACCTGGAAACTCTGCCCTGATCTTCTCAGCATCGATCATCATCTCAGCGTTGAACCGCACCTTAGATAGCTCACGCATCTCAGCACTGGAGTAGTAATACTCACCATCCTCTGGCCCCACACCATTGTAGAAGTCGATGATGCCCACTCTGTACGCTGTGGCGTCCTCTGTGCTTCTCTCAGGCATGTGATCCGCGTTGACTAGCTCAGGTATCCACATGTGCTTATCACACCCAGCACGCTGCTCATCAAGCGAGAGAGCATGGTTTTTCTTCTTGCACAACCACACTGCACCATTTGAGTCGGTCAGCGGCTTTGAGTGTACGCAGTTCCTGCAGTTCACAGACTCAGGCAACCGCCGTCCGTAGTAGATGTCTTTGTACAGGTCAGGCTCACTCTTCATGCGCCAATCTTTTTCTGAACGCTGTGTATCTTTGAGTGGTACGTCACTGCATATGATGCGCTCTGCTTTCTCTTGTGCGCGCTCCCAGATAGCGGCGTTGTATTCAATCACCTCTGAGTATATTTCGCTGTTGTTTTTATTCATCACAACAACCATGCACTTGGTCAGACCCAAAGCACCCATGTACGAGTGAATCTGCCAGCGATACGTTTCACTCCAGGCTTCGTAGCTTTCAAGCTTTACAAGTTCTTTGAACCGCTTGTCGTTTGCACTCTTCACCTCAAGCAGCAGCACGAGCTCTTGTTCTGGTGGAGGCAACACGCCCTTCAGCAGCCCGTCGCATGAACCTGCAAAGTGACCACCAAAGAAAGATGCACGAAACTGGTTGCCGTCCTTGTCATGCGATGCGATAGATATCAGGCCGCTGTCCTTTATGTTGTCAACTATCTGCTCTTCTATCCTCTGACCGAGGTCAAACAAACGCAGCATGCGCCCACCAAATGTGGACGGCAGACACCAACGAAAGCCCATCCACATCTTGTATTCATCGTCATCACCGATCCCACTGAACCCAAGGTGACCTCGGTGTCGGTTCTCTTTGTTGGCGATGACTTCATCAATCTGATCAAAAATGGACGCTGACAACATTCCAGTACTTACCCTCCTTCCTTACAGTTATTTGTTTGATGTGGCTCATGACTTTGTGATGGTTCACTAGATCCGCGGCGTAGCTAAGATTATACGGTGTCGGTGTGGCTGACTTTGTCAGAGCGTTCCACTTCTTGAGCGCCACTATCCCTGCCTTACCCCGCATACCCAGCATGATAGGCATGCTCTGTGGCCAGTATTCGCCGGGCGTTGAGAACATCACATTGAGATAGTCGTTGCCGTTCTTGGATGTTTTGATCTGCGCCGACACAAAATCGATATTCTTGATCTTCTCAAATTTTTGAGCGGGTTCTTCTAGCTCATCTGAAAGCACCTGGCCTTGTGCTGCTTCGCGTGTAGCAGCTGCGTCTTTTTCTTCTTGCTCTTTGCGCTCTTGGTCAAGCTGATCTAGCAAGTCCTGCTGACGCTGAAGCATCTGCTCTACGCTGTACCTGGGTTCTTCACACTCCACACAGTTGCTTGCGTCCATGTCATTCACTGCGTAACAGTGATCACACACCCAGATCTTCGGTTCAGCCGATTCATCTTCTTGTGGCCGCTCTGGTCTAGCAGTATCGATGCAACCGTGGCGCATCATGTTCTCGCCGTAGTCCAACAGCATGCAGTCTTTTTTGTTGCCCCAGGTGCGCATGCCTCGACCACAGATCTGCACATACAAACCCAGAGACTTAGTCGGTCTGAGCAGCGCGATGCAATCTGTGCGTGGTGCATCCCAGCCCTCGGTCAACACAGCGACGTTGCACAGCGCATTGATAACACCGTTCTCAAAGTCCTCGAGGATCTTTTTGCGCTCCTCAGCGGGTGTCTCTGCCGTCACAACCGCGGCCTCTACACCTGCGTCAAGCAGATACATGCACATCTTGTTTGCGTGTGCCACAGTGATACAAAAGAACACGCTGCTCAGTCGGCCCTTGCTGTACGCTTTGTCAATCCAATCAGCCACAATCGCCAGCATGGTTTGATCTTCCATGGCGAGGTGTTCAATGTCTGACTCGCGATAGTCGCCACCCTTGAACTTAACTCTGGCTGTAGATGCATCGATCACCGCTTCTGACGCAACCTGATACGCAGACAATCGGCACAGATACCCCGCTTTGATTAGCTCTGGGATCGTGACCCGATGGGCTACACCTCCAAAGAAGTGATCGTCCAACCCATAAATGAATCCTTGACCCATACGATATGGCGTTGCCGTCACACCCAAAACCTTCGGTGCGTAATACTGCGTAGAGTCAAAGTGATCAAAGATTTTTCGATACCGACTCCGCTTCTCTGGCCCAACATGGTGAGCCTCATCCACGATTATGTAATCAAACTGGCCTATGCTACCTAGTCGCTTTGGTGTAGCCAGGGTATCCCGACTAGCGATCACGATAGGTTCGTGTGAATCAAACTGCTTCAACCCC